ACTGATATCAGTAATCCATATATAGGAACAAACATTAATAACATAGATGCTAATAAGTAATTTACATACCTCATTTTTTTTTAATCATTATTTAGTGAAATATTTTTAACTTCTTGCAAAGATAATGCTTTTATTAACTATCTTGATTTGTATCAACTATAGGCTCTATAGGTAACTCTTCATACGATAACTCTTCAAGAATACCTGAGTCAATCGCTGTGTCTAAAGATAACTCTTCAACTACTGGTTCAGAAAATAACGGACCAGTTATCATCACTGGATTTACCAATAACTCAATCTGAATCTCTATATTTTTTTTCATTTGGTCTAGCTGAGAAAGTTTAACTTCTTCACCTTCTTCTAATACAGGGACATGTCCTAGTATCGTTTCTAACCACCCTATCACGTCCGATTCAGTAATGCCATCATAAGGAGTGAAGTCTTCAGGGTTCGGATCTCCTACATTGGTCATACCGTAAGTTTCTGCCGTTACTCCGCTTTCGTTTGTTCCTCTGTATCTCCAGTGAACTACTTTAATTACATCTTGTAATCCGTTTGAGCTGATCGCTCTTTCTACTGCTGAAATTGTCCAATTAAATGTTGTCATATTTTTATTTATTTTTTAATTCATTCTAATATTTGCAACATCAATAGATAAGTCTAATCGATTTGTCATATATTCAATAGTTACAAATATCCCATTTGCAGTTGCGCTTGTGTAGGCAGATGTAAAATTAATTTCTAAATTCATACCATTAACAGTAACTCCGCTCATATTTCCACTAGATCTAATTGCAGAAACATTAGATAGGCTACTAAGATGCGCAACCTGTATAAGTCCATCAAAACCAGAAGGGCTGGGATCGTTAAAACGAGCGCTATGCCCCATAATTCTAATAAGAGTTGTACTGTTTAAAGTTCCTTGACTAACAAAAGGTATTATTAACTTAGTACCTAGAGAAACGACTGGTACTTGCTTAACCCAGGTTATAAAATTAGATGAACCTTGAGTATTACTATTTCCCTCTACACGTTTTTGTGAAGTATTTAATTCCGTTTTTATTATGTGTAATTTTGCTAAAGGAGTAGTAGTTCCTATTCCTACGTTGCTATTTGATAAAATAGAAATTGGAAAAATACTATTTAAGTTATTCTTAATATAAAATTCTCCACTACCGCCTAATTCAAAAGAATAATCTGAAAGGGTACTTCTTGTTAATCTAAATAAATTAAAAGAATCCTGTTTTATATGAAGTGAGGAACTTGGACTAGTAATTCCTATTCCTACTCTGCTATCATTAGTTATATAAACAGCAGGTGTGTTCCAAGTTATTGAACTGCCAACAGTCCCGCTTGAAGCAGTTCTTAACGCAATAGCTCCTTGATTGGCATCTATATAAATTTGACCTGCAAAATTACTAGTTTTATAAGTTGGTGTATACCAATCTCCATCAATATTCGAAGACATAGCTATTTGTGGAACAGCTGTTCTAGCTTGTATGTTGCTTCCGTTAGAGAATCCTAATAAGGTATTATTTGCAGAAGTACCAGGAGTAATAGTTCCTATTCCTACATTACCACCTGATGGATTTATTACTAAGTTAGAATAACTAGTTCCTGCAATTAATGGCTGGATAAATCCATAGTTAGATGTAGTATCGTATCCTAAAGTTAGCTTTTTGTTTAAATCAGTAAATCCTCCTACTGCCAATTGAGCACTTAAAGCAGTAATTCCATCAACATTAGCAGTTACGTGTAACTTATTTACAGGACTAGTTGTTCCTATTCCTACTCTGCCTGATGGCAATATTGTTAAAGCGTCAATATTAGAATTAGCAGTAGTTCCATTTACAATAAATTTTAAATATGTAGAAAAATCAGAATTATTTAAATTTCCTCCTTGTATTTTAGCAATAGAAGTTCCAGTTGAATTACCATATTTTAAAATATCCTGATATATAGGTGTTGGACTTACTCCAAAACTTGTGCTTGGAACATATAAAGAACTTGCAGTTACACTACTTGCAAATGTTGCTGCTCCTGTTGAACCTTTTATAATAAGAGCGTCCGTATAATAAGAATCTAATTCAGAACCACTTGCAGTAGTTTTTACACGAAACGCCATATCAGCCCAGTTTGTATCTGTATTTGTCAATACTATTTTTCCAGCTAAAGCGTTTCCTGTACTTGATATTCTTGATAAAGTAAATATACTGTTATATGTAGAGCCATCTCCTGTTCCACCGTGTACGTTTAATTTACCAATTGGAGTAGTAGTTCCTATTCCTACGTTGCCAGAAAAATATCCTTTGCCAAGAAAGTAACCTGCCCATCCAGTTGATGTGTTTTCTGCATACACAGCGTACCCACCTGTTGTTGCTGTTTTTGCATATATACCAACTGAATTTGCATAAACAGCATCTGTACTAGTATTATTAGCAAAAATTGCGGCTCTTTGTTCTGTTGGGATAGGTCCAGTTTGCGAATATACAACTTCTAATTTAGCGTTTACATTAGTTGTACCTATTCCTATCTTTGTCCCATTATCATAAATTACACTATTTACTAACTCAGTTGCGTTTGTCGTGAACCTTGGCACATAACCTGCACTACCCGTACCTACATAGGCAGCTTGCCAAGATGTAGTCAAAGTAGTTCCATCTTGCTGATTTAAAGTTAAAGTATTAAAAATAACCCCTCCTACTGGAAACGTACCCTTAACTACAGATATACTATTTACTTTATCATTGTAAGCGTTATTGAAGTTAGTCCAATGAGATGAACTTAACGCTCCACTTGTTGTTGAGCTTGACAACCCTAAAGACAGCTCTTGTGTATTTAAACTTAAGCCATTAGCAGTTCCTAACGTTACTGCATTGTGTAAATCATTTAAGTGAGCTACGTCTGCGTCGTTAGCTGGAGTGTAACCCAACCAAGCGGCTATTGTTTTATTTACCCATAAGGTTCCATTATAACCTAGTACGTCTCCATTGACTGGAACTACTGTCTTTAAGTCTACGTCGTGCGTCTCGTTTAGTTCGAATCCGTTCTGTACCTTTACAAATATCTCTCCGTTGTTTGCGTTGACCCTTGTTACGACACCTATGAACACTAGGTGCTGAGGAGCGTAAGGCTTGTTTGCCAGTCCGTATATTAAATTTCCAGATGTACCAAGCCACACTGGGTCTCCGATTGTAGCGGCAAGCGTGTTAAAACCCTCTAACAACCCAGAGTCTACAACCTCTGCGAACCCATTTATAGCTACAGTCTTATTTAATAGACCTAGTGTCTTTGACGATGTCGCCTCTGAAGCGTTAGATGCTAGACCTACAATTATATTGGTTCCGTCAGCGCTAGTAACGTACACAGCCTGCCCCTTGTTTATTGCAACTCCAGCCTTGACTGGGTGCTGTAGGCTAGTAGCTGTAGACGGCTGTATATTTAGATCAGATAATAACTCTGCACCAGTTCTGTACTTAACAAGCCCACCGTCAGATACAAGGAATTTATCTGTATCCGTGGTTGCGTTTGCTATCTGCGACAGACTTAAGGACCCGTCTACCTCTATGGACGTCTTTATTTTTTGACTCATGTTATCCTATTTTTTTTACTAACACTCTAATACTTCCAGTTGCTGGAGCTGTTGTGAATGACACAACTATTATGTTCACTCCGTCTCTAGTTACATCCGATATTATGGTCTCTTTTGTTACAAGATCGTATAACTGCACGTCAACATCAAGAGAGTTTAAATTATGAGTTACTGTATAACTTGTTGAGGCCCCGTTACCTATAGTACTAGCATAAGAGTACTCGCTGTTATTTACAGATAGGTCCACTGCCCCATTTACATTTATAACAGTAACCGATCCGTCTGCAGATGCCACTGATTCAACTGGAGAGTCTCCATCAACGTAAGATATAGCATAGAATATTCCGTCAGAAGCCTGTATCTCCCACTTATCAATAGACTCATTCCATCTTAATGACCTGTTAGGGTCGTCTCCTCTCTCAACTTCGATACCAGCACTCTCTGTGGCTGTACCAGTTGCATTACTGTTTAGAGTTATTATGTTATCTGCCAATAGAATCTGCTCTGTGTTGACAGTCGTTACAGTTCCGTTAACAGTAAGGTTACCCCCTACAACTAAATTATTTGTAACATTAACATCATCTGGAAGGCCGATAGTTATAGTGTCTCCACTCTCTGTAACCTGAATCTCGTTTGTTGTTCCAGAGATAGTAACCGAGTCTGTACCACTCAGGCTGTCTGTTAGTACAATTGTAGAAGAGTTCACTCCTCCAGAGCCAACCGATACCGTGTATGTGGTGTTCTCTACCGTCTCGGTAGCCGAAGTAATTCCTACTATGTGTCCAAAGGAGTCAAGTGTTATATCTTGAACATAAGTTCTTCCAGAGTTATCTACAGATGCGGCTGGATTTGTTGCTGGGTGAGCTGTTAAGTATCTACCGTCTAAACTGACTGTTAAATCAGCTAAAGCTCCACTTCTCCCAAGAGTAAGTGTTCCGCTTATAGTTGAGAAAGCTAATTCGTCTACGTAATTATCAGTATCTTGTATTGCTACCCATTGAGTTCCATTGTAGAAGTATATCTTCTTGTCTCCAGATGAGGAGTCAAAGTATATCTGACCTTCTTTTGGTCCAGAAGGTGGTGTCCCTAATGGATGTACAACTGCGTTTTGTAATTCGTTACCTGTTAGGTCAATGTTACTTAAATATTTCATATTTTTTTTAGTTAAAGAAAGCTTTTCCAGAGAAGGATGCGCTGAATCTTATTGTTACTTCGTTTAAAGATACGTACTCTACATCTCCTATTACTGTATTGTTTCCTGAGTCAACTACTGATACAGAAGGGTACTTGTACAAATTATGTGTGATATTCCATTGATTAGAAGCCGAGTTTTGTGAGTAAACGTAGTTTTTATCTAATTCATCTACATTTGGTACTGTAGTTATGCCATATACTTTTTTATCCTCCATAGATCCATTAGCCTCAACTAATTGCAATGATAGATTGTAAAAAGTTAAATTACTTAAATCCTCTACTAGACTCAATAGTTTATATACTCCAAATATATTAGGATTTGAAGTATCTGCAATCATTATAGTACTTCCTACAAAAGTTTCTAATATGTCAACTATATATTTTAACCCACTGTTTTTTTCACTTAATTTAAGAGTCGTAATTGAAGAGAACAAAGGAGCTTGAGTCAATGTAGTTACCGACCCAACAGGTCTATCACCTACAAATGTTTGGTAATACTTGAAGTTTATTTGATTTACAACTCCTAAAATACCTGACTCATTGAAAAAATCAGCCAGGTTCTTAGGTGTAAAGTTTTTAGTTATTCCTCCGCTAAAATCAGTTCCGATCCATTTATCGTTTTCAGTTACAATAGGATCTATTACATATGTACTTATTCTAGCCATTTATTTTTTTTATTGCAAACATTATATTTTAGAAACTCTTTTACCCATTCCTACTTTAGTTTTCTCTGATTTTTTAGCTTTTAATTTACTCTTACTTATTTCAGATATTGTTTTAGGTGTTTTAGAAGATACTTTTACTTTTGGTCTACAATACTCGTTACTACCCCCTGATCCACAAGGTTTTCCAGTTTTAGTATCCGTCCATTTTTCATCACCCCATCTTTTTAGAGATTTTCCAGCTTCAGTTTTCCTAACTGATCCAGATCCTTTTCTACATTTAGCTATTGCTTGAGACGCTCTTGCAGATGGAAAAACATCATATTGTGTCTTTACTTTTTTATAACAAGAGTCTTTCATATAATTATTTTTTATTCTTTGTATTGTTAACTTTTGCGCTAACCAATCTTAAATTTGATTTATGATTGCTACCTCCATCAGCTAGTGTTTTCTTATGGTCCACTACATAACCATCTGGTATATTGTTAAATTTAGAACGAGCTTGAACCCTAGCCTTCTGTTTTGCTTTCTCAGATGGAGTGGAATTCTTTTCTTTTTTATAGGCTTTGCCATCTTCAGATTGATTCCATTTTTTAGATGTTATCTGATGTTTTTTTCTAGCCTCTGGATTTTCTCTATAGTATTTAGCCGTTCTACCTAATCCCATTATTTTTTCATTTTTTTAGCTATAATAGCAGCGTCTCTATTTTTAAAAGAATGCGGTGAATTTTGACCTTCCCATTGTCCTTTTCTTGAGAACTCGTTACTCTCGTATTTACTTCCATTTTCATCATTTAACTTAACACCTTTTAGACCTAAGTTAAATCCATGAGTGTAATCCATACTATCTTTCTTTGTGGCTGGATAATCAGAATTTATACCCATTCCTTTATTGTTAGCGGAATTAGCTTGTCTAAATAAAGTGAATTTAGGTTTTACAACTTGTTTTTTATTTACTTTAGGTTGTATCATTTTTATTTCTTTTTAGATTTAGACGCTATCATTTTTAAGAATGCTATTTGCTCTTTGCTTTGAACTTTCTTACCCTCTGATTTCTCGTGTTTCATCATAGCTTTTTTAGAAGCATATTTTTCTCCAGTTTCTTTCTCAACTACTTTTTTAGGCATAGCCTTTTTAACAACTGCTTTTTTCATAATTATTTATTTTTATATTTTATCTACAACCTTGACCGCAAGCGCTTGAGTTTTTTTGCTTACCAGTATCGGAAGCTCCTTGAATTGACTGATAACTCTGTTTTGTTGGGTTATAATATTTATTGCCCTGGTTCTTTTCTTCCCAATCTTTAACTTCTATTTTTTTTATTCCCTCTCTTAAATTAATATCCATTTTCTTCATCTCTCTTTTTGATGTTGATCTTGGAGTTGCTTTTGGAGCTACTATCTCAGTTTTTGCCATTCCAGCAGCTTTCAATGGCAAGACTTCTGTTAAACTTCTTTCTCCATATTTTTTAACAATGGTTTCTTTAGGTTTTGTAGACGACTTAACTTTTTTTACTGAAGGTTTATTTTCTTTAACAAATGTTTCTCTAGTAACAGGCTTTCTTTTTACCTGAGACTTACTTTTTAATTCAGAACTCCAACTCTGATTAAACGTTCTAGCTCCAGTTTCTGGGTCTATAGTTATCTTTGTTTTAATAGGTGGATCTATCGCCATAATTATTATTTTTTATTTTTACCAGCTTTTGACAATGCAATAGCTACAGCTTGTTTTTGCGGCTTACCACTTTTCATTTCTACTCTAACATTATTGCTTATAACCTTAGAGCTACAACCTTTCTTTAACGGCATAATTTTATTTTTTATAAAATAATTTATTTACTAATAAGTTAGGATTATTTAATGCTTCTTGTCTTTTTTCGCATCCACAACTAGGATTTACTTTTTTAACAAGCGCTTTCATTCCTGAGTATTTAGTTAGCTTTTCTATTGAATCACCTAACCCAATTGATTTCTTTGCCATATATTACCACTTAACTTTATCAGCTACAGCAATACAAACTTGAATAAAATCTTCTTGGCTATATTGCTGTTTCATCATATTTACTTTACTTATTACCCATTGTAAATTACCTTCTATATAACCTAATGAACTATCAATCCTATCTAAAGAAGCTGGACTATTAACTTCCATTGCATGTATATCCCAACCAGTTAAAGCGCATTTAAAATCTTGCTCTATTAATAGTTCTGCAAGATAGTCAAAAGATACATTCCAATCTATACGCCTAATTAAAGCGTTAGTTTTATATTTATGCGCAAAAGATTTTCTAAGAACGTTTTTGTAATAACCTTTATGAGAATTATTTTCTGGAATTTTGTTACTACACTTTTTACAAAGTTTTTCTAACTTAAAAGACTCTTCTGCATAATTTTTTCTTAAATAACTTTGTTCTTCTCCACAACTAGGACATTTTTTATAAAACCTACCATCTTCATTTTTTATTACATTCATAGTTTTTTTAAATAAAAAAAGATATAATTATAATCCATTTAATTTTATCGGACCACCACGCTGCGCTAGACTTTCCTTTAGCTATGTTCTTCCCGTGCCTAGCTTTAAAAGAAGCTCTTTTAGCTTTCATTCTATTAGACTCACCAGCTTTAGGTTTTCCAGCAGTTGAAGCTCCTTGTTCTCCAAAACGTATTATCTTTTCTTTTCCATCAAAGCACGCTTTTACAACATGAGACTTTTTAGCGTTATCAGGTGTTCTTTTAGGACTGTTACATTGCATTTTATCTTTTTCCAACATAGAAATAATATTTATTGAAATCCATGCAAAGTTACATATTTTTTTATTTTACATTTGTATTAATTAAATCAAATCAAATGGCTAGAAAGGTGTATAGAAAGATGAAACGAATAGGAGAGGACAAGGAAGTTCGTATACAAAAAAAACTTTCAGAGAATCCTCAGAACTATTTCTTTAAAGAAAAAGCGTCTTCATATTTAAAATACTTTAGAGTTGTTAGGAAGTATATTCAAAAAAAATACGAATTGACATTATCTGAATTAGAGATGATTCTTTTTCTATATGATGAGAACATATTCAATAAAGAAACATTTAATGGATTTTCTTGTACCCTTGGTTTTTCCACAATGAATTGGATTTCAAAATTTGAAGAAAGAGAGATAGTGAAAGTTTGGAGAGAAGGAACCGTAGATAAGAAAATGTATGTTCTTACACATAAGTATAAGATGGCATGTGCAAAGATGTATAAACACCTAGAAGGAGAGCCAGTACCTCAAAACGTAAGATTAAATCCTTTATTTAAAAGCAACGTATCTTTTAGTGATAAAATGTACGCTAGACTAATAAAGAAAATGAATGAAAAAAGAAAAGGGGTAGAATAACTACCCCAATTAGAATTAATCTAAAAACTCATTAATCTTGTCTAATATTTTATTAGTTGACTTGATTTCTTTATCTAAGTATTCTTTTTCTTTTTTTAGAGAATTCATTTTCTCATTAACTTCAATAGCATAAAGCTCTTGATCAGCAACGACTTTTGACAACTTCTCTTTTGCAGAGTAGAAACCTAATAAAGCGTTTTTCTTTTTTGTAACCAAGTAATCTACATTCTTTTCAAATCCAAACATAATAAATTAAATTAAATAACGACTCTTACGTCTGTTAGGTTTATAATTAAATACTTAACTCCATCTAGCCTTAATTCACTAGCGTTAACCTTATCGTAATAAAGCTTATCTCCAGGATTTACTTTTTTCACGTCCTCGCCAACCATAAAAACTTCACCTAGCTTATATCTTATATCTCTATCATTAGCCTCCGTGATTATAAGTCCAAGTTTGTTTTTTACCTCTTCCTTTATTTCTAATATAACCAATGTATTTCCAAATGCTCTCATTATGCTCTCTTGTTTGTTACTGTTGCTTCAGTAGTTAATAATGTTGCAGAAACAGATACTGCATTTTCTATTGCGTTCCTAACGACTTTAGTGGAATCAATTATACCCATCTTATACATATCACCAAACTCTTCTGTTAATACATTGTATCCATATGAGTAATCAGACTTATCTAAGTTCACTACAATGTCAGATACTTCAACACCAGAGTTAGTAAGTATCTGTAAAAAAGGAGAGTCTAATGCGTTCAAAACAGAATACCATCCAGCAGTGTAACTTTTATTGCTTTTTTTAGGGAAGTCATAAAGTAAAAGATTTCTAAGTGCTATTCCTCCTCCTGGTAAAATACCTTCTTCTAATGCACTTTTAACAGCGTGTATAGCATCATCTACCCTATCTTTCTTTTCCTTCATCTCAAGCTCGCTATTAGCTCCTACGTGAACAACTGCAACACCACCACTCAACCTGCTAAGCCTATCTTTATAATGCCACAAGTTCATTCTATTCTCCGCATTTGCTATTGACTCATTTATGCTTTTCAACCTATAGTCAATATCAACCTTGTGTTTTGGTCGGTCAACTATAAGTATGGTATCAGTTGTTGTTGAAATTGATTTAATAGCCTCTCCTAAGTAACTAGAATCTATTGCTGACAAATCGTTACCAGTTTCATCAGACGCAAGAATAGCTCCAGTTAAAGCACATAGGTCTTCTAGTAATTCAAATCTTTTAATACCTATTCCTTCTGGAGAAATTACGTTTACTTTTATAATACCCTTTGCTTTATTTACATTTAAAGCATTCATAACAGCAGTATCTACATCTGATATAATAAGTATGCTTCTCTTGTTTTTTATAGCTACTTCTAAAACACTAGTTATATCTTCAATGCTTTTTATTTCTTGATCAGATATAAACACCAATGGAGAATCTAATACAGCCTCTTGTTTTTCTGGATTTGTAACCATATACGGAGACGTGTATCCTTTTCTTATTTTAGTACCATCTATAACGCTTACATATGTATCACTGCTTAAACTTTCCTCCATAGTTACAACACCGTCCTTACCTACTTTTATGTAGGCATCAGCTATTATGCTACCAAGTTCAGAGTCGTTATTTGCTGATATTTTAGATACGCTTTTAAGAGTTTTATTACTTACTTTTTTACTTACTTTTTTCAAAGACTTAACAACCTCAATACAAGCACCTTCCATTCCCTTTTTAAATTCAGTGATGTTTGTGCTTTGGTCTATAACTTTAAACGACTGTTCGATCAAAGCTTGAGTCAACACACATGTCGTAGTTGTACCATCACCGCTATTCCTAGCACTTCTATCAGAAGCTTGTTTTATAATACTAGCCCCTAGGTTCTCTACTGGGTCTGATAGATTAATAGAGTTAGCTACAGTAACACCATCTTTCGTTACATGAGGCAATCCCCTCTCATCTTCAATAATAACATTTCTCCCAGAAGCTCCTAGTGTAACTTTAACTGCATTTGCAACAGCGTTTACACCATCAATAAGTTTTTGTTTAGCCTCGTCTTTATACAAGATTTCTTTTTCAATCATTTTATTAAATTTTAACTATTGATCTAAAAAACGCTACTCCGTCTTTAGTTTCTTCGTATATTTTAACACCAGGGATAAATGACAAAGCCTCAGCTATATTATCTCCTTGTTGAGTAGTTACCTGCAATACACAACCAACTCTATCTATTTGCATAGCCTTAGTCGATTTCATCCATCCTTCATTCTGAGAAGATGCCTTACTAATGAGTTTGAATGTGTTTCCATCCCCAAAGAAAACAATATCCTTTACGTTTTTTGATGCTGCATCTGCATCTGTGTTTTTTAATGTTTTTTTCATTTGATTTGATTTTTTAAATAATTTTATTACCATGTGATTTTGATTTCTAAACAAATAAAGTAGATGTTTAATTCGTTAAAATCAAACATTTGTTCTCTTTCGTAGTAATCGAAGCCCAAAAGAAAGAAGTTTAGTGCTAAAGTCAGTGTTAATTCCATAGTTTTTGTGTTTTGATAGGCAAATATAGTCTTTTTTATTTAAAACCAATAAAACATTAAAACTTATTTTACCCTATTAAAGAAATTTTGTATACCCTATTAAAGATTTCTTTAATACCCTATTAAAGATTTCTTTAAGGATAATATAATAT